TCTGGTAAAAATTTATCTTCTGCCATAATTTATTCACACCCTATACAAGTAGATGGACAATCAATAACACGAACAATATTCTGTTGAGCTAGAGTAGCAATAGTATCAGGATCAGTATTAACATCTACTGAAACAACTGTATCTGGTATATCCTGAACCAAATCGTCTTCAAGTCTAGTAAATGATAATATTGGTCTGATTCTAGCACCTGCTCCAGTCTCACTATTTATAGTTATAGTAGGAACAGCAGTTAATCCACAAGGTGTATTTAAAACTTGAATACTTATAATCTGACCTTGTTCAGACATTTGAACACTTGCTTCCAAATTTGGAATATCAGGTGTAATAATAACTTCATCTTCAATAGTATATCCAATACCTGTAGACATTACCTGAAATCCATCTAAACATATAATATAATCATTTACCTGATCACCATCTACTGGTGTTGGAGATCCAATACCAAGATTAGGAAGTGGTAATGTACCAATTAGTGAATCTACATAATCTTCTTCAGGTTCAAATTCATTCGTACCATCTGGAGCATTTAAATATCCATTCCCATTATTAACCATAACAATTCTTATAACTTCACCATCATCATTTATTTCAGCATATGCAGAAGCATGGTTACCTCTATTACATGTATCTACAAAAGTTACAAAAGGAGGACTTGAATATCCAGAACCACCAGAACCTAAATTAACACCAGCAATTTTACCAGCCATATCAACTACAGCATTTCCAAAAGCACCAATACCACCTCCACCAAAGATTTCAACTTGTGGAGGACCACATTCATATGCAGAAGTATTACATTGAGTGATATTTGAATCAATTGTTCCAGCAGTATCACCTAATTTTGTACCAAAAATTGATAAGTTATCAATATAATCTGTAGCTGAATCTGTAAGACTTTCTGCATCAGGAATAGGAAGAAAATTATCAAAATTATCCTGATCTGCTTGTGTTGGTCCTTTAATAAATGGACTTGCTTTAAACTTCTTGACTTCAGGACAATTTGGTGTTACACATAAGAAAGATTCAAATCCAAGAATAAAATCAATTGCCTCAAAAATTGATCCTGCTATTTTACCAACCCCACCTAATACATCATTAATTTGATCCAATACTGGACCTAATGCTTTATCAATTGAAGCAGCAACATTGTTAACTAATGCATTTGTAAATTGTTGAGCTGCACAGAAAGGAATATTTACAACTTTACCAATCAATTCAAACAAGAAGTCTTGAACAAGATTTGCAAGACCTGCAATGATATCCTTAAACTTACATAAGACAGTATTGATAATTTGTCCTACTATAGTATTTTTCCAAACTTTAGCAGTTGTTGGGAATAATTTATCAATTAATGCTGAAATTGCCTTTCTAATTTTATCTAATAAAAAATCCCTTGCTCTTTGAATTAATGATTTAAGAACCGACCCAATAATTTTTGATGTATTCTTAATTAATCTTTTAAGATCTCCTACTTTATTATTTGCATTCTGAAGGTAAAACCTCCCATGTTTTTTAACTGCTTTAAGTGTTTCAAAAAAGTTCTGAAGAGCTATACTAATTTTAGATAATTCAGATTTACCACATGGATCTGGTAAAGCTCTTTCTTTGTTTATTATCTCTATAACATCCGAATAAGTAACGTTATTTAATAATGATTCAGCACCTTGAGTACCTTCAGATGCTGATGATTTATCTGTCTGTTTTGTCTTAGATTTTCCACCATATCTTTTTGTTAATTCTTTCTTAGCTTCATCAAATTTAGCTGCTGCTTCCTTATATTGTTCATGCTCCTCAGCTGACCATAAATCACTACTTCTTTCATTCAATTTATCAACTATAGCAATTGAATCTTTAGCCTGCTTAATTAATGTCTTATCTGATGGTTTATTTGCTGAATCTGTCATTCGAATATACTTTGATATGTTTATTTATTCTGCTGGTTTGAATGCAGATTCATATCCACTACCAGATGATAATTGTGCAATTCTTTTTGATGGCATATCTTCCTTAGTTACACTTGTTTCTGGCTTATCTGGTTTTGCCCCAGCTGCGACTTGATTTATATTAGCAAACATTCCACTATTAAATCTATTAACTCTTGCAAAAGAAGTACTTCCATCTTTAGATTTTGTCATCTCATAATTAACAAGATTATTTCCTAGAACATGTGTAATAACAGGTACTTGTTCTGACTCATCCATAAAAAATCCAAGAACCCATTCACCACCCCATATACCCACTGATCCACCACTATAATTACCATGTGAAGTTGGCTTTGCAACAATTGCCCACGGTAAATCTTCATCTGGAATTAATGCATTCTTTGGATGTTTACCTGGTATTCTTACCTTAACACGATTACCATGAGATTCCACCCAATTTGCTCCTTGTACAAATTGATTTTGATCAGGAGGTACTTGCCCTATAAACCAACTATATTCTTGTGTAGCATATCCTAGATTACTTTTCATTATCTACTATTTTTAGTATATAGACCGTAGGTATCACGAATTAGAGTCATAGAAGTGAATGATCTCAGCCTATCAAATGAATGGCATAAATTAAGAATTAAATAATTTCCACTCTGTACAGGATCAGAAGAACCCATTTCTTTACCATCTGTTGATAGAATTTCAAAATTACATTTAATCACATCACCTGCTTTTAATTTTGGATTACAAGGAACTTGTAAACTTATCATTTGAGTAAATAACGAATTATATCTCATAGTAGATTGTGCTTGCCAATCTTTTGCTCCAGTAGTCTCTTCACTTGAAGGATCTGGGTTGAGAGTACCAACATCTAAAATATCATAATGAGTTCTAGTAAAACTCCTTACTTCTGGTAATTCCGCAGATTTTCCTAAAGATGTATCCAATGAAATAGCTTTAGAACCTCCTTTACTTCTTCCACCTGCTTCATTAAGTTTACAAATAATCTCTTCTTCTTTAAAGGTTTTTGGATTAAAGAATATAGTACGATTCTCATAGGTACCAGATTTTAAGGAATTAATTAAACTCTGATTCTTAACAACAGAAAAAGATAATATTTTAAAATCATTATCATCATTATCTAAATTAGCTTTTGATACACCTGACTTATAATATGTTGCAATAGGACCTTGTGATATCAAATCATCAATTGATTTAAACTTAAATCCTTCTCTAGTTTCATAAAAGAAAAATCCAGGATTACCCTTATCAGGCATAGATTTTGATGCTAACGAACAGAGTACATCAAAAACAGAACTACTATTTCCAACAAAACTATAAGAATTTGCAGTCGAATCCACTTCTACATCAGTTCCTAAGAATTGACTTACTAATGTCTTAGCATTATCACTAATTTTTCCAGTGTATTTCTGAAATACTGTTGATTCTTGATTAGAAATTGCACCTTTTGATACTAAATCAAGAATAACAGATTCACGTTGAGATTCTTGGTCTAAATTCACTGCACCATTTACATAAAGTGGATTATTAGTAAAATCTAATTTTCCCAACTTACCACTAATTTTAAAACTTAACTCCTCTCCACCTGTTATTGGTAAAGCATTATAAATTGATCCAGATCTTTCTTGTCTATCATATGCTTTCTTATATTTCATCGCATTACCAGTATCTTCAAATATTAGATTTGCAGTAATATTAGGTGATAGTAAACTCTCATAATAATTTAAATTTAATCCTTTACCATCTAAACGTTGAGTATGTCCATCTTTACCAGTAATAGTAAGTGGATAAATCTTCGATGCTAATGCTGCACTTGCCTTTGCCATTTATCTACGCCCCCATAATGCTGAAGCTTTATGACTTGCTACAGAAGTATTTACTTTAGATACAGTAACAGGTGTTATGATTGGCATTGGTTCTGCAACTGGTTTAATAGCAAATAGAACTACCACATCTCTATCACCATCAGATTCAACATTACTTTCTAAGAATGAAGATACCCTAGTTTTATCTACTGCACTAATATTTGTTTTACTACCTTCTACACCTTCCCAATTAATAGATCTAGGAGTTTGTTGATTATCTAAAGATGCATCATCAGACACTATAACTTTTTTATCAATTATAATATCAGTAAATGTTTTAAACATATTCTTATCAGATTCAATATTCTCCTTCATCCTATCCACAGAGATTTTAAAATCTATAAATCCCTTATTTGATAATCTTTGTTGTTTTGTACCTGCTTGTGTTGGAGTAGATTGTCCTTCAGAAGATTTTGCAGTTCCACCACGAGAAAATTGTTTTGGAGATTCTTCTACAGGATTTAAATTTGGTGTATCCTCAACAGGAGAAATTTCTTCAGATTCCTCTTCTTTTAAAGAAGCACCAAATCCTGCAAATAATTTTTCTATTGCATTCATATCTTCTTCTACAGATGCATCATTAAGATCTGCATCCATATCTTTACCAAGTTTCTTTATATCCTTTTCAAGTTGTTCATTCTTTTCTTTCGATGAAAAAGGACCACCTAACATATTCCCCAATGATGCTATTATATTAACAAATCCACCTATAACATTTTTAACTCCCTTCATAAAAGCACTATCAAAAAATGTTTCAATTCCAGTTATTATTTCTGGAAGAAAATTAACTGCTATTCCTGCAAGTAGTAATCCGGCAAACTCAAGTACCTTATCAAATATACCTTTAACTGGTGCTGTAACTGCACTTGCAATATTCTTAAATCCTGCACCAATCTTCTTTTCAATTCTTTCCTCTTTTGCCCTTATATCCTTACGTTTTTGTAATCCAGTCAATAAGTTATTCTTCTTTATTTGTAACTTTTTCAGTTTCTTATTTGAACTAATAAGATTACTCTTAATATTAGTTACATTTAATTTAAGTTTTTTTACTTGATTATCCATATCTTACACAAATATCCCATATATGTCTGGTGTTACTTGCATCCATTCATTCGCTACATTTGCTGCAGCAATTGTAGGAATATCAGTTGCCGTATTTTCTGGTTGTGGTACTTTTAATGAACTTGTGTCTTTAGGTAAATTGAATGGTAAAACTGATATGTTACCCTCTTTCTTAACTGCTGGTGTTCCTGATATTGTACGTTTAGGAACACTAGAAATTGAATCATATTTTTTAATACTCTTATTAAAATTACTATAAAGTTGTTCTCTCGTATCAATTATTCCTAAAAGATCTCTGGATGCCGCAGCAAACTCACTCCATAATGCACCACCTGCATTATTAATATCTTTAAGAAGAGGTCTGAAAATCTTTGCTGAAGATGTTCTAATAATTTCTTCTCCAGGAGCAAGCATTGCTCTTATACTATCAACAGTTGGGCTTCCGATACCACCTACTGTACCACCAGCAGATTTTTTCATCGTCTGCAATGGAGTACCTTCAAATGCTCCCATTTCTCTTGCTACATCTATTGCAGCAACTCCCCAACCAAGAACAGGAATAGCACTTCCCAATGATAACATTCCACCAACTAAATCACCCTTACCAAATCTATAAACTGCCGATCCAATATCCCATAAATTTCCTATAAGTGGAAGTGCTCCTAATGCTTTTCCACCAACCTTCTTAGCACCCTTTTCAGCAAGTTCTCCACCAAGTTTACCCAATCTTGTTTTGGGTACTTTACCCATTACACTTTTTGCTGCACCTTTAAAACCTCCTTTACCAAATGCAGCAATACCTCCACGTTGTATTGCAGTTTTAAATCCTTTCTTCGGTACTCTTCTAACAATATTCCATAATGTTCTAAGTATACCAAAAAGTCTACTAGGAAGCCTCCATAAAAATCTTCCAAGTTTGAATAATCTACGTGTCCATTTGTAAGCAGTATATCCTAATACACCAACAATTAAGAAAGGAAGTACCTTAAGACCAAAATTAAGTATCCCTCCCATTCGCTCTATATTTTTCTCATCCTTCAACCAATCAAGTGCTTTATTTGCAATAATACCAGTAAAAATAAGTCCAAAAAATTCTTTAATCTTATCAAATACACTTTTTACTGGTGCTGTAAGTTTATTAAAAACTCCTGTACCCGCCTTACCAATCTTTTTAACACTTTCTAATGCAGCTTCTTTCGCAGCAGTTTGTCTCTTTGCCTCATCATCTTTTATTTTTTTTATATCTCTATTCGCCGCAGTAATCCGTTGTGAAAAATCTAGTGCTAATGCATTACCAATATCTTGAAGAATCTGATTTATTTCTGATAATTTTTCACTCTCATGATTATGTCTATCTTGATGATACTTAAGAATATTCTTGAGTATTGAAATCTTCCTTGCATTTGTCTCAACCGATGCAGAAGCTACACCTCCACCACTTTTAATAATATCACTACCACCACCCTTAGCAATAGCACTACTTGTACGAACAATAGCACCACCACCTCCACCACCAAAGAAATTACTTACATTGATGGGAGTTGTCTTCAGTTTTATATTTGAAGGTATGACTTCAGGGTTAATTGCCACGTTGTTGTTGCTTTAAGTTTTCTTCTTCAATATACTGTTCCAGTAAAGAAACATATACATCCTTTTCCCAAGGAATCATATTTTCTAGCTCTGTTAATGAATATTTATGATGTTGCACCAAAGCAAAATTAATCTTATAGTATGACTCAAGATCAGTATGAGCCATACCTAACTGAAAAAAGCTCCTAGACCCTCCAAAACAACTTCAGACTCCACATCAGTATTAGGATTTTTCACCTTAATTGTATGGGAAAGTTTAGGCATTGTACTAAAGAAATTTTCAACTTCTTTAAATTGCTTTGTATTCAACTGTTCAATAAACTCTTCAAGTTCTTTCTGAGTAGAATCAGAAGCACTCCAACTTTCTTCTTCATTGTATATAATATCAATACAAGAAGTAATCATTTTCAATGATTGATCTACATTACTTTGTGTATCAGTAACTTCAAAATTATTTTCAACAAATTGCTGTAAAGAAGGATATTTAAGTTTCATTGAAATATCATCATCAATTTTGATAATATTTTTATGAGACTTATCTTTCTGAACTTTAATAGAATCAATATCAATTTCTATCTGAACTTTAGTATCACCATCATCAGGACAAGTTACATTCACTTCTACAGTCTCACCAACAGACTTAGCACGAATATTCAAGAACAAATATTCAATATCAAATGTAGAAAGTGTCTGAACTTTAACACCTCTAGTAAGAATACAATCTCTTAAAATTTGAACTATAGCATCAGTAATCTGTTTCATATTTTCAGATTCTAGTGCCATAATTAATATCTTTTCTTCTTTAACTAAAAAAGGACGATATTTAATTTTCTTTCCAGTCGAAGGTAACGCCAACTCATATGTCGGAGTAGAAATTTTTGGTAAAGGCATAATATGCTAAAACAAGTCGTATATTTATATAGGAGGGTTATTGGGATTGAACTAGAACATCTCCCATCACATAACGGTCGAAATTAAAACTAACAGTCACTTTTAAAATATCAGCAGTTCCATATGATATTGGAATTGGTGTAATTGTTTTAGGAAATGCATTAATAAACTTATAGGTTAATGCATTAGTTCTTATATCCTTTTCAAATTTAGTAACATATAATGTATCTGTCTTATAAGTATTTGGATATTGAAATCTTCTGAATGCATTTCGTCTAGTATCTTGTTGCCCACCAGAGATAAAATCCATCCATCCATCTAAAATCTTTAATGTTGAATAATCATCGTCAATATAGAATGTAAAATCAATATCATTATAAATGCGAGTATGAGCAAATTCTTGAGGAATACCCATATAGTTATCTTTTACTTCACCAGTCGCAAATGAACTTGTTGGTAGTGACGTATCTGAACAAAGAAGATTAAATCTTGTCTTGAATGGTCTATAATCAGCAAACGTAGCATTTAGATATGATTCCACATCTGGTGGAAGATCCAATGTAATATTATATTGATTGGTTTGTGATAATTTACCAAAGAAGTCCTTTCCCTCGGACATGGTAATCTTATCAATTATGGATGCTCCCATTCTAAATAATTTATATTTACTTATATTATTAGTTATTTAGATGGCTTATAAAGGAAGATATCAACCAAATAATCCATTAAAGTATAAAGGTAACTTTAGAAATATAATTTACCGTTCTTTATGGGAATTAAAATTCATGAAATATTGCGATAGTAATCAAAATATACTTGAATGGGGAAGTGAAGAAATAGTGGTACCATATCGTTCACCAATTGATAATAGATACCATCGATACTTTCCAGATTTCTATATTAAGGTACGAGAAAGTACAGGAAAAATTAAAAAGTATATTATTGAAGTAAAACCCCAAAAGCAATGTATAGAACCAAAAGTTCAAAAAAAGAAAACAAGGAGTTATGTATATCAAGTATGTGAATATGCAAAGAATCAGGCAAAGTGGAAAGCAGCAGAAGAATATTGTATGGATAGAGGATTAGAATTTAAAGTACTCACAGAGAATGAATTAGGTATTAGATAATGAGTCGCATTAGATCCGTAAGAGACAATCTAGTTGGTACTGAAGATCCTGATGATTTAATGTTAGAAATTATAAGTGTTTTAAGTGAAGGTGATAAGATTCCAGAGGTAGGTAATTTCTATGTTTTTGTATATAACCCCAAAACACCTAATATTAGATATGATCAAAATCCATTAGTTGCAGTTACTCAAGTTCTACCGTGGGGATTCCGTGGTATTAACTTTCATTGGGGTCAAAATAGACAATATACATGGTCTGAAATAGCAGGAGGACTCTATCAAGTGACTGATGATGAGCTAAATGATCTTGATGCTATACCTTTTGGAAAATTCCGTCTAAATAGTTAATAGTAATATACTAGGTCGATAATGAGCAGTAGAAATAGATTTAGAAATAATACAAATCGAAATAAATATGGTCAATCGGTAAAAGTTGGTGAAAATAGAGATGCAAATGCAGGTGTTGGTAATGAGAGAAGATTTAATAGAAGATCATCGAGTCCTAGTGCTATAGAGAATACCAATCAATATGGTCAAACAATAAAAACTGGTGAAAATTCAACATACAAAACTAAATCCAGATATAGTAGTGGTGTAAATAAATCCAAACAAGATGAAATTGATAAAAGAGATAAAGTATCTGATACAGAAGAAAAATATAGTCACCAACCATTTAGACGTGGAACAGGAACAAGAGGAACAAAATTTCGAGGTAGAACTCTAAGGTATCCTTATGAATCATTAACAGATGATACTGATTATCTACAAATTGATATTAGAACATATCTCTCAGTACAAGAAAGATCTGGTGCTATCTTTTCTGGTGGTTCCAGAAGAGAAAATCTTCCGTTTAATTCTGTAGCAGGACTCACTAAGAGACATTTAACAAAATCAAGACTAAAACGTGGAGAAGGAACAATACTTCTACCAATACCTGCAAACATTGCAGATAGCAATTCAGTTACTTATGCTGATGGAAGCCTAGATGGAATAACTGGACAAATTTTTGGTTCAGTTCAGTCTGCAATGGATGTAGGGGGTAAAGATTTAGGAGAAATAGGTGCTAATCTTATAGAAAATGCAAAACAATCAGGAAGAACACTTGCTCAAGGTGACTTTGGAAAAGCACTTACAGCAAGTCTTGCAGCACAAGCAGCAAACATCCCAATGGGAGGATCTTTAACGAGAGATCA